GTCGATATTTTTTTGTTTACCGACTAAATTGTGTTCACTTTCAATAAGATCAGCAACAGCATCTGTCATGTCAAGATTGACATAATCCAGATCTTCCATAGCCATTTTAGTGGCGGTTGCATACATAACGTCTTCGGCTTTTTCACCATAACGCTTTTTGAATGTACCAGCTTTCTTCTTCATAGACTTGACAATGCGCTCACGCTTTGCCATTTGTGCATCTGACATTTCTTCTTCAAGTGCTTCAATAGCTTCTTGCACTGGATCTTTACCATAAGTTCTTTTGGTTGGGCTATTACCATCAGTGTAATCGTGATTTCTTATTGATGTGGTGTATCTTGCTACATTTTCAGCGTCTTTTTTATCCTCATAGTGATAAGACACTGGACCTTCACCCAAGTGTTTACCGTTCAGATAATGATGCACTTGATAATCGTCCCATTCTTTGCTGTAGCGAACTTCTGCATGGTGACCATCAGCACCTTCGTGCTTTGATATTAACTTTGTTCCAGCAACAAGAGATGCTTCATCAATCTGCTCAACATCTTCAGGTAGTTTTCTGTAAGCCAACTTCAGAGCAGCGCGTCCTATTCCAATTTGTCTCTTACTGCGCTTCTTGTTCCTACGTTGAAAATCATCATTATTTGGTTCTAAATCCTTGTGTGCTTGCATACCATCTTCGAAACCTCTTCTTCTTAGATCATATGCGGCACTAATGATATACGAAGTTAGCTTATCTTTGCTCCACTCATCGATCTGCTCGACATCTTCATACATTCTTTCGTCAGCACCTTTAGCTGAGCAACGTGCTTGTCTACGAACTTCTTTTCGTCCTTAGATCTTGGCACGTAGCCAGCCATGAATAGCTGGACGTATCTTTTTGCATCGAACTCTGATTTTGATTTCATTGTGTTTCCTTTTTACCTATTAATCTTCTGCATTAAGAGAAAGATCTTCATCATCAAGGTCTGGAATATCAATGATCTCTTCCGCTTCTTCTGGTTCGTTATAAAGACTATGCATAATTTCTTGCTGTTTATCAGCCAGCCTATCAAGGATTCTGTCTTTCAACAGAGCATCAATGGTAGCAGCGACATCAACAGCATCGTCATTCATAGCACTTCTTACAATTTCAATAGATTCTGACATAATGTTCTCCAATTATTTATAACTTTTATTTCTGTGACCCACCAGGAACGTTTTCTGGTGGTGGTGGGGGTGGGTTGTAAATCGGGTTCTGAAGCTCAACCAAGATTTGCTGATCGATCATTTTGACATCTTCATCGGTCTGCATCAGAACATTTCTTCTGACCCAATCATGTGAGTAGTATTTACCAATAGAACCACTCGAAAGAGCATTCAGTAGGTTCAAACGACCAGTCAAAATCTCAGAGTTTTTAAGCTCCTGGAAGAAGTTATCTTTAGCAAACACAAACTGAATCTTGTCAGAAATCAAGTACCAATCATCTGGTGTGATTACTTTCTTCAGGATCAGTTGACGCTCAAGTATCTTCGAGAAAAGCATAGCGAAACGAACATGGAGACGGTCAATGAATTTAGAGAACTTAACTTCGTCACGGCTGACTTCGGTTGCACGACCCGTACCATAGATTGCCGATGTTTCCATGCGGGTAACAGGCACGTTCAGTGAACGATACAGCTTTTGTTGGAAGTAGGTAACATCGTCCATCTGACCCAGGTTCTGACCACCAGGAAGAACTGAAATTTCTGTACCTTTACCACCTTCACGGCGAGGTAACCAGAAGTCTTCAAGCATGGTCATGAACTTGCGATCATCACGGATATCACCTGTCGCGGAATCATAGACGATTCGATTCTTGAATCGAGTCATGATATCCTTGACGTATTGTTCCGCTTTCATTTTTGGTAGGTTGCCAACGTCAATATAGAAGACACGGCGTTCAGGGGCACGAGAAATTCGGTAGATAACCAGCGAGTCTTCCATTGTACGCAGCTGGTTAAGTGGTTTGATAGCTTTGTGTAGGTGTGACAGAACCATATCACCCTTCGCACTCATCATACCAGAGATAATATGCACTACTGCGTCTTTGGCGATTTTAATGCCAGACTGCTGTGCATAGTTACCTGAGTTATTCTGTAGGGCTTTGGTAAAACCCTTTTCGTTATAGACGTAATATTCTGATGCGATTTCTGGCATAAGAACACCAGTACGCTGTTCACGCTTACGCTTCACCTCTTTCACCTTACGGATTTTACGAGGATCGATATAACGAAGCTCCTGGATACCAGCATCTGGCATCTTAGGATCAATCACCACTTCATAGTAGAGGCGACCATCAATATAAAATCTTCTAAAGATATCATACGCATAGGTATTGAATTCTAATAGTTGAAGTATATTGTTGAATTCAATAACGATAGCATCTTTAATCTTATCGTCCATCATCAGTTCTGTGAGGTCCACAGACACTTTATCTTTTTGTTGATCGACAGTGATTGCTTCGTTGGTGATATCGTCAATAGCACTATCCACTTCTGGGTGCTCTGACATTTGACGGTATTTGTCAATAAGTTCTGCCTCAGAACGCACGGTACCGTCTAGATCAACGACAGTACCGTACATCCCACCAGCAGCTACCTCAAGCGATCCATCATCTGGATCCATTCTGGTAACCGCTGGTAACGGCATATCTTCACGCTTGCGTTTAATTTGGAAGCCAAACAATTCAGCCATAACTAATTATTCCTTTAGATTAACTCAATACGCCGTCATTGATGCTTGTGCCTTCCTGTTCAAGTACCCAGTAATCGTAGGCAAATGTAACGGCAAACTTTTCAATTTGATCAACAGCACCCCAGGACAGCGAGATGTTGCCAACACCAGCTGGGAAAATACCATTGAAGCGGTAACGTCTTAGCAACTCACCAGTCTTGGCGAACTGCGAAACGATAGCATCAGCTTTGTACTCAAGAACACGGCGTGTGTTTTCGGTACGAAGGTTTCCGTGCATTGTGTTGATGTTCGATGACCATGCTTCGAATGCATTACGCAGGGTGAAGTCTTCATCGTTGACAACAGTAACGCCCCAGTCACCAAACTTACGGTCACCAGCAAGACGGATCTGGCGACCCATGTATGCTTGACCAATAACACCCAGGGTTGATTCTGGGATGCTAGTTGCTTCAACGAAGAATGGTGTTGAAGACAATGGTAGGGTAACACCTGGTGGGCTTAGAACTTGCACTTGGAACAGGGTGGGACGTGCACCACCCGTAACCAGACGGCTTCTAAGAACGTTTACATCAAAATCTGGATTAGCCATTTATTTTCTCCTTAGCTTCTTTATTTATACCGTTTATTAGAATCGTCCAACGATTTCGTTGAATTCAACGCCAGATCTCACGGCAACAAAGTTGAGCTGAATGTAGTTGATGCTCTTGGCTGGTTTGATGTAAATATCGCCAACAAACTCATTTCTATCAATGACTTCGGCAGTATTATTGGTGCTATCACAGACCACACGGTAGTCAGTAATACCACGGCGACCCTGAATGTCAGCAAGGAATGGATCAACCAGACCTTTGAACTGCGCACGGGTGAACTCGTCATTGAATTCGAACAGGTAAGAACGAGCAGCGACTGCGATTGCTTTTTCCAGAACGATGAACAGACGGCGAACATTGATGCGATCAAATGCGCTTGGGCGACCCAGAAGAGTCTTGTCACCAAACAAGATGATACCTTGTCCTGGGAATGCAACAACAGGGTTAACATCCGACTTGTACAGGGTGTCACGATCTGCTTGCTTAGGATTGTAAGCCAGCTTGACGATATTCTTGATCACACCACGGCTGAAGCCAGCTGGTGAGTACCAAGGATCACGCTCATTGTCCGAGCGAACAGCCAGACCAGCGATATCACCGTTCAGTGGGATATAGCGGTATACGTCATTGTACTTGTCGTACTGATACTTGTAGCCTGAATCCAGGAAGCCATATGACGATGCTGTCAGAGCGTTGCGGAATTCAACGATATCAGCAGCTTCCAAGCCGATGTTGTTAACAACGTCAGCACGATCTGGGGAAACAAACACGATGCAGTCCTTACGAACATCAGCAACATTGTCGATGATGTAATTTGGAAGCTGTTCACCATGCGAACCACCACGAGCCTTACCAGT